AAAACTTTTTTAAGTGAGCTGAAGGCTAATAACCCAATCACTTATCAAAATTTTATGGAGCAATTCACAACAACTAAAAACAATCTGATTAACAAAGGAGTAATCTAATATGTCAGATCAATCACAAGCTAAAGAAAGACCAGATCTTGGAGCTGCTTTCATAGCTACTAACAAAAAATCTCCAAGCTCTTACGATATGTCAGGCACAATTGTTGTCGATGGAGTGAAACATAGATTTGGTGCTTATAAACAAAAAGCATCTGGAACTGGCAAGATGGCTGCTGGAACTGAGTTCTATACTTTTTACAGAGTGGAAAAACTTGATGAAGATGGAGCAACTGCTGCTGATACATCATTTAACCCAATGGAGTTAGAAGCTTAATGAATCCAGATAAATTCAAATCTGTGGCTATCAACATTAAAACATATCAAATGTTGGAAGAGCTATCCCAGAAAAAGTTTGAGTTACCGATCTCAATGTCAAAGACAGTTGAGTTCTTTATTCAAAAAGCACATGTGGATTTTATTACTAATGGCAAAAAAAAATCTTAATTTAAGATTAGAGCAATTAGAAAAATCCAGGCAAGAGGATTATGGATCATTCAATCGCAATATGAAAAAAATTGCAGCTGCTTGGTCCATCCTCTTGGATGAATATTTAGTTAAAGATATTCCAGGCTGGATCATTCCTCTTTTATACGCACAAGCAAAATTAATTAGAGCCACACATAAATTCAAAGAAGATACTTATGATGATGCTCTTGCCTACATAGTTCAAGCACATGACATGCACAAAGAAAAATCAGAAGAGATTAATACCGATGAGTTACTTGGAGTGGAAATTAAACCAAGAACTAAATCAACGGATAACTTTTGAAAGAGATGAATTATTTAGAAAAGAATACAAAGAATATTTAAAAAATGAGTACAGAAAACAAGACAAAATCAGAAATTTACAAGAGTAATGTAATTCAATTTCCTAATGTTCAAAAGAACCAGGCTTTAGATGAACATGAAAAAATAATTGCAAACTTGGCATTTACTGTACAACAAAAAATGGACAGCAGCAGTTGGAGTAAGCTGCCATTGATTGATGATGAAGTTAAAATGCTTTCAAATTATGGCGAAACGATAAAGTTCGCACCAGACATATCGGCAAGACTGATTGCAGTCTTAGCCACTCAATTAATCAGAAACTCATTTATGGAGGATTTACTATGAGAAAAAAAAGACAGAGCTATTGCTCAATGTCAAAACAACAATTTCTTGATCCAGCTACTGGTCCATTTAAACGATTGGACAACACAGCTTGGTATATCAAGAAGAGAGATGACAAACCTTGTTATTTCTTAAACATGAACACTAAATTTCAACAGATGCCAGATGCTTGTTTTCAAGCAACAACTGAAGCATCTCCAGAAATTAATGTGGAATTAATACAACAAGATATTGCTAAATTTATGGAGAAATCAGATGACTAAAAAAACTGAAGATAGCCAAAGGTTTAGCAAAATGATTGGAGCTAACATTAAATTTTTGAGATTAAGCCAAGATAGGTTTATGCCTCAAAAAGTTCCAGCTGGATATATTGGTATTACTTACCAGCAGTTGGAAAAATATGAGAACGGAAAAAATATGCCTTGTGCTTATAGAATACAGCAGATCGCAGATTTTTATAAAGTAACTCCGAATGATATTTATAATCCAAGCTTCATTCATGAAAAGACTAAGTCTAATGAAACTTTAGACAGAGCTCCATCTCAAGAAATAAAAACGGAGGCTGCTAATGGCAATATATAAAGCAGATAAAGTTTTTATTGATATTGAAAAACAAGATTATCCAGATGCTGATTGTAAATACATGGTCAGTTTTTGGTATCAGCCAAGAAATCTTGAGAGCAGAGAGCTCATATCAGTTTGCCTTACAGACACTATGCCATTTGTCCAATCTCTGAGTAACAAAGGCAATGTTGTTGAGAACATAACTAAACAACATGAGTTGGAAATACCGAATGGCAAAAGTAATTAAAACAATAACAGGAGAAGCGGCTTTTGTGCTTGAGGAAGTTTTTGAAACAGAGGAAAAAGCAACTGAAGGTACAGAACCTCTTCTCCAGGAGGTTAAAGATTTGCAAATTAAAATAGAGAATACAAAGTGGAGGAAACAAGATGAGTAAAGTTCCTTATGATTTACCAATTGATAGCAAAGTACAAAGATTAAAGAGAAGGTATCAAGGATTGAGTAGAGTAGCAGCAGCTATAAATGATTTATATATTTATGGTGTTTATCCATCAAACTTTCCAAACTTAACAACAGTATTGGAACAAGCAAAAGATCATTGCAAAGAAATAATAAAAGAAACTAAAAAAGAAATTGCTTTTATTGAAAATCCAAATGGCATGTACGATTTAGTAATGGATGAAGTGCTGCCAGATGCTGATAATGAAACTGACAATGAAGCTAAGAATTGACCAATTAGAAGCTGAAAATAAGTTTTTAAAAAAACAGTTATCTGAAACTCAGAATATTGAAAAACAGCATCAGTATGTAAATGGATTGTTACATAAAGAAGTTGCTAAACTTAATAAAGAAATTGATGCTTTAAAAAAAGAAAACGCAATATTTAAAGAAAATTTACAAGCAGAATTGCTTAGAAAGAAATGATGCCAATAGCTTTTATAATGTTGCTAATGCTAGCTTCAATTATTATAAATTATCTATGAGTAAAAAAGATAAAGATAGAGACAATGGAATATGGATGCTTGTCTTATCTGCTTTTGTTATAGCTTTGATGGCAGTTTTAAGAAAATACGGAGTTTTTTAAAAAAAATTTCCTCCATAAAGCCACAGAGACTGCGATCTTGCAGCCTCCATGACCTTTGATACCTATTAATTTTTAACTATTTTACTATAAATGTTAGATTTATTTGCGTTAGATTTAGCTGCAGCTAATGCTTTTCTCTCTTCTGCAGTACCTCTTATTTCTTTATTTCCATAAATCTCAGCAGAAGTTGAGAATTGAGTATGACCAATTAATCTTTTAACTCTATTTTGATCTAACAATGGACTGCTATTCATAGCAGCAATCATGTGAGAACCAAATCTATGTCTAAAGATTTTTGTTGGAAATCCAGAAAGAGGAGATGATATGACTTTTACATGACCACCTTTTTTATATTCTATTTCTGCTAAGCCATGTTGAGAATAAGTTTTCCAAATTTGGTCATAGATATATTGATAACTTAATGGACCATTATTTTTACCAGCTAATAAATAAATATTATCTGGCTTGTATTCCATTCTGTAATACATCCACTTTTCTAAAAACTTGGCTGCATCATCATCGATTTCAATCGATCTTTTACTGCCTCTGTTTTTAGTTTTATTTCTCCATCTATGATGTCTCCAAGTACCTTGGATTTTAAGTATTCTATTGTTAAGATCAACAGCATCTAATCTAATACCAGATAACTCTGAAGCTCTTAATCCAAAAAAGAACATCATACAAAAAATAGCAAAGATGTTAGTACAATTTATATCTTTGGCATTCATGCCTTTATATAAATCTTCGATGATCTCTGATACTTTTTGGTCATCCAAAATATTGATGTCTATTTCTTTCTTGTAAATTTCATCATCATTTTCTGGAACGACAGCCAAATTATCCAATATGTTATAAGCCAACATACTTTCATTTGGTTCAAGACCAACAGCTTTGGCTCTTCTTAAAAAATGCTTAATATCTTTTATAGACTTACGCATTGTCTTAAATGGAACTCCAGCAGCTTTGCAATTATCTAAATATTCTTCCATAGCTACGATATTAAAATCAGACAATAAAACATCCTTGTTCATATACTTGGATATTCTCTGTCTATATTCTGTGTCGTATCTTTGAAGAGAATGATAATCTACTCTAGCATTATCACTATGTAGGCTTAACTTCCAATCAGCAAATTTTTTAAATGCTTCAACAAAAGTTATAGCTCCATCTTGTTTATTTGATTTTTGACTTGATACTTCCATTGCATACATTGCATCTTCAGCATCGGTTTTTTTGATAAATGGCTTTGCAGAAACAGTTGCTCTGTCAGATATTCTTTGAATGATCCATTTACCATTTTTTGGTGTTACTCTATATATTTTACTCATATTAAGTTTAGTACCTAGATGAGCTTATTCTGCAATAGTAATGTCCTCTAATATAACAACCTCTAATCTTATCACTATTTAGGTAGTCCAATAAAAATAGTGAATTATAGTGAATGTTTTTTAGGAACAAACTATTCTCTGATATTTTATGAGAGAATAAGAACATTTAGATAGTGTTTCCTTTCTTGGTTAAGTTAAAACCAACGCAAGAAACTACCTACTAGATATAGTACGATTAACAGTCAACTGCTCTACCAACTGAGCTACCGAGGAATGTTATTAAAACAAAAGTTTTTTATAACATGTTAGAGCAACTGTAAATCAAAATAGTGAAAAAAAATTCACTAAATTAAATCTAAGAAAGTAATTTCTCAAATCAGTCAACTACTCTTATATCATAGTTAGGATTATCTCATAGCTGAAATTCACTACAATTTAGAATCGTAATTTAAGGAAGGCTATTTTTGGAAGGATATTTTTAGGAAGGATGATTTGTTTTTTTAGTATTTAAAAACTTCTTTAATTCCTCCAGCTTTTTAAGAGCTGTAGTTCTATCAGTTAATTTTACTTCTTCTTTTTTTTGAAGGCTGTTTTTTTCTTGTGAGAATATGCCTTCGATTTCTTTTTTTTGTACATTGTTTTTTCTCCTATAATAATCAGTCATGCAGTCTTTCTCTGGCTCTTTGCCTGGAGTTTGTATTCTGCAAAATCTTAAATGATCTGGTGTTGCTACAAAGGTTTCTGTTTTAGATCCGCAATAGTCGCAAGTTACCTCTACTTGAAGCTGTGATTTTTTTCGCATGTATGATTTTGTTTGATTAAATTATCGCCACTTACGGCAGCTCCAATATCTAGCTTTCCATTTTGGACCAGGTGTGGAGCATCTGTGTCTGGCAAGAAATGATTTCTTTCTACCAGGCTGATCTTTCTTAATAGACATCGATTTATCGCCAAAATTAACTTTGACAACTTTGCTGCCTTTTTTAACAAAGACTTTAAATTTTTTTACATCGCCTCTAGTTGGCGAATTAAGTTTAACCTTTTTGCCTCTATAACTAGCCATGATTTATTCTGCTGGATGACTAAATGTTGAATTTATGTAGTTATAAACTCTGCCTATTTGTTTATCGATTTGGATTAATTCTCCATTCATCATTCTGGTAAATTCTTTAAGTTCAACAATTGAGATTAAAACCCAACCAGATAAACCAGCTAAAATAAAACCAGTTACTCCAATTAAAATTTTAATATCTATTTTCATGTCTCTGCCTTTTTGCCTTTGTTTTTTCCTTTTTTAATTATGTAATCTTGTGTGCCATTAGCTCCAATATTGACTTCTTTTCTTAATGTTCTTT